TGTCCCAATCGCCTATAGTATTCCACGTCTTGGGAATAGGAAAATTAAATCTTGGATAGTTGATCCAGGCCCAACTAGCACCAGGTGCTGCTGTGACACCAAAGCGAAGATATTCGGTTACACGATCAACTGCCCAACCACTGAGGTCAACATTAGCAGTAATACCAGTACCATCAAACATTCTAGTCATGTTAGTGCATCTACTGGTGTTCCAACCTGTCATAGTTTGTAGTCTATTGAAACTGGTTGCGAGATAAAACATCTGTTCAAATGTTTTTACGTTTTTAGTTTCCCATCCGTCTAGTGGCTGATTGAAACTGGTGTTGTCTGCAAACATGTTGCTCATGTTTCTAGCATTACTAACGTCCCATGCTCTAAGATCTAAATTTGTACTGCCCAATTGAAAACAGTTAGCAAACGTATCTACTGTGCTTACGTCCCATAGTGCTAGATCAGTGTCAGTCACAGTCTGATTTAAAAAAGCAGCCTGCATATTTGTGATAGGTCTATCTGTATAGATGCCGTCATTGGCTACAAATGAATAACCCTGTTGTAGACTGCGCCATGAGGAGCGTGTTGGATCTGTTGCTGAGTTAGTAAGTGGATAGTACCAAGGTGTTGCTGGTGCTGCGGTAGGTACTGTATATTCATACACTACGCAGATGTTGTTGTTGACGTCTTGTCCTGTACACCATACTTTGCCTTGGTCTGCTTCTAGCCATAGTCCAGAGCCTGTACCAAATTGATATGCACTGATACCTGAACTCATGTCAACAGTACCAGCGCCTGTTACGTCTGTAGGATCCCATGCTGTTGTGCAGTTGTACATACGAACTTGTCCATAGGTACCTGTTTTAACAAATACTTCTTCACCGTTTTTGCTCCACGCAAGGTCACCTGGTGCACCATCTAATAAATTATCTGCTATGTTATAGTTACGAGTTCTATCAGGAGTGTTTAGGTCAATACCGCTGACATCCCAAAATTCATCTAGATCCCACATGCGTATTTCGCCATTGATTACACAATAAAAATATGCGCCGCTTGGGCTTAGTCGTATAGCAAAAGGTTCTACTGTAGCAGCACCTGCACTTTCAGTCCAGTTATCAGCTGTGGTTATATCAAATGGTGATTGTAGTTCTGCTCGCCATAATGCAAAGTTACTAGGCGGATCATATTCGATAGCAAATAGATACACACCGTCTCTGCTCATGTGTACAGTTTTAAAACCTGCAAATCCAAATGGACAGTTTGCATCGCTTGGACTTATAGTTGCAGCATTTGTAGTAGAACTATTTGCAGTGTATCTCGCTCCAAGCTCATACACAAGTATGTTTGGCTGTTGGCATCCGAGCATTTGAGTACCGCCGTCAATTACTGTAATTGCTTGGTCTGGTTCTCTGTCGTCGTTGACACCTATTTGAAATGAGTTACTGTTGTAACTTCTAGAACCTATATCTACATCAAGTATAGTCGCACTTTCTTCAACTACAACTTTACTTGATCCTAATACGGTTAAACTCTTTTGAGATAGTGAACTTAATCTGGGCATACACTATTTATTTGCAATACCAAACTTCATTACTAATAGTATACGTGGTCGTTTGGCTATCGCAGCAGGTGCTCGATGTGTTTGCTTGCCGTCGAATACAAACAGTCTATTTTTTTCAAACTCAAATGTTTCTTCGCCATGTTCCATGTCAAATATAAATTCGCCTCCGCCCGGACATGCAGCAGTATAAACAGCAGTAATATCTCCACCGTCTCTATGTGGCTCGATGTCTTGTCCAGGGTGCTGTACAGTTAAATGCGCACGTTCGCATATTAACTTATAGCTAGGTATATTATACAGTTCTTCAATACTTTCCATTGCCTTGATTACAATGAATTTAATAATTAGTTCTTCAGGGTTGAAGTCTGTTGAGTAGAATATTTGACTGTCAGTTTCTTGATAGTCATTTTTACCAAATATACTTTTAGGAGCGTTTGTACTATCTGCATATTCAATATAGTAGTGTGGTGTCTTGTACATAAATTGGCGCTCTAAAAATCTTACTAAATCTTCGTCGCCTAACCAGTTATCTATAACTTTAAGCATTTGTGATCCTTTCTATAGTTTTTCAACAGGTGTTGCTCTTGGATAAGTTAATGCAAAATGTGTAGCATGTTTGCTGTCGTCAACGTCAACATATATGTCACAGCGACAATATATATCTTCGGGTAAGGTTTGACTATTGCTACGTAGTAATACCCAAGTCCAATTGTTTTCTTCTACAGTCTTAAACAGGTCATCACCTAGTTCTCTGCGTACCCATAGTTGTTCGTTTTGAGTACCTTTGTGTGACCATTTGTATTCACAACTGCCTAAGTAATACCTCATAGATGATATTCAAAGTTTTGGCAATCCTTATATTTTGCTAAAAACTCTGCTCCGTTAGCAAGATGAAAACGTTCAGCCATTGTTGTGTTTGGACTTAGTGTAACAAATCTTTTTATAGTTGAATTCTTTCTTTTTATTTCGTTAGCTGCTTCGAATACAATTTTTCTACCGGCACCTTTTGAATAACTCCATACAGTATAAAATACAGCAACTTTTACACCAGGCGTTTGCATATCTTCTTCGCAAGTAGGTACGTTGTCTGTCATAGCAGTACAAATTACTGCATCTATTTCTTTTGTGTCGTCATTCTCTAAAACATATACAGTCCGACCTGTTTGTCTTCGCCAGTCTACATCTATGTGCGGACGAACAGGATCATTATCAATATGATGTAATTCATTTTGGTGTATTTCTCTTAGCAACTATTCATCTCCTAGATTATTAAGAAACTGTTTTAGTTTTGTCGAATCAGTCTGCGCTCGTATCTTTCCTACAGTAGCACCATCGCTGGGATCATCATTTACAGTATCTGCTGGTGTAGTTGTACCGCCACCACGTTTAATATTATCAAGTACACTAGTTCCGTTACTTGGTGCCGAGTTGTAACCACTATCTTCGTCTTCGCCTATGTCTACAATGCGCAGTGTATCTACGTCAAAGCCTAGATCAATCTTTTGTCCTACGCCACTACTATTACGTGTCTTCATCAACTGTAGCTGATAGCGTCCACGTTCACGCATTGCTCTACTTGTAAAGATACCAAACACGTTATCCGCAGTCTGGATCTTACTAAGTCCACCTGATATGTGCGAGTGATCAAATTCAATTTCTTCAACAGCACCACGGTTCAACTGTGCCGCTGTAACAAACACTGTGTTCAATTCCATTGCTAGGTTACGTAGCTCTTCCGATACATACTTGTCTTTGATAAACAAGTTCTCTGCACTTACCTTTGTGCTGGCTGGCATTAACAAGTCCAAGTAGTCAATCAGTAGTACGTCTACCTTAGTGCCTGTTTTAATCTCATACTCTTTAATGTAACTACGTACATCGTTTGCTGTCTTGCCCGATGGCATGTACTTGACTTGGAACTTACCGCTCTTCTTGCCGATCATCTTAACTTTCATCTCAACATCGTCAATGCTCTTAAACACATCACGACTTGGAATGCCAGTTGTCATACTATCAAGTCTCATACTAACTAGACTCTCTGCAAGCTCTAGTGTCAAGTAGATTACGTTCAAGCCTTTCTCAGCCATGTTAACACCAATGTTAGCAAGGAACAAACTCTTACCTGCGCCCGAGCCACCTGCAAAGATATTCAGCTCGCCTCTGTTAAAGCCGCCAAACAGTTTCTTATCCATAGCTGGCCAGCCTGTGCTTACCTGCCCGTTTGTACTCTTGATGCCTTCTAGTCTACCTCTTGGATCAGCAAAGTAGTTTGTACCCAAGTCTTTTTGTAGGCCTATCTGTACAGCCTTCTTTACTAGATCTTCAACGGGTCCATACTCTCCACTTTCAAGTAAGTCGGCGCTCTTTAGAATTGCTGCTTCAAGAGCTTTGTGTCTGCTGAACGTTTCAAACTCTGCAAGTAACCAATCATAATGATTCTCTTGTAAGTCGCCTGGGTGTTTCAACTGCCCGTCAGTGGCTGCGTTAATCA